GCCGATGGGGACGATCTGTGTGAAGCAATCGGCGGTCAGGGTGATAGAAACGGCGTTGCCGGAGATGGCGCCGTTGGTGATGGGCACGGTGTCGCCGTTTGGCTGCACCACGGCCCCCAGCACGGAGCCGGAAACCTGGGCGGGTTCCGCGCCATGGAACAGCTCCACGGTGATCACGTTGGACAGGTTATCCGTGTTAAACACGATGGTGCCGCATTTGCGGATCACCAGATCCTGATCCAGATCCTGCACGAATGATTTGGGAAACTGTGCCATGGCTTATTCCTCCTTTTCTTCTTCGGGCGTGGGCTGATCCGCGGGGGGCTGAGGACGCAGGGAATCCATGAGCACCTGCAGCCCATCAAACACCAGCTTCATGTTCGCAATGTTTTCCGGCCCGGACACGGAAACCCGGGCCAGCACGTTGGCCAGGCCTTTGGTAAACTGTACGGGATCAAGATTTACAGTAGGATTCATGGTTTTTCCTCCTATCAATTCCAGGTAACTTTAATTTGATAATACTTATACCCTGCAACGGATGCACCAGGTGGGTTGATCGTGCCTCTGAACCATACATAGCTATTATGCGGAGCCTGTGCCAAGGCGTTTGATAAACTGCCAAGGTTTGTATAACCTGGATCTGTGTAAGAACCGCCAATATCTCCAGAGTCTCCACCGTTTGCAATATCAATATTATCGGCGCTTACGTTTCCACCCCCCTGGGGTACATCCACTGTAACCTGAGAATACCCAAAAGGCGCGGTAAATGTGCCATTGGCGTCAGTGTAAAGCGTTGTTCTTAGCGCTGCTGCGCGGTTATATCCTGCTGTTTCTCCTTCTGCTTTTGCCGCCGCCACGCTGTCCTTAAAATACTGCGTGTCGGCGATATTAAAATTTATGGATGAACCTGCCGTTCCCACCACCGTGGTTGTTGGAATGGTGATTTTTCCGCCTGATGCGGTGGCTTCTCCAAAGGTGGCAACGGCGGGCTTCATGCTGCTGCCGTTAATTTGCAGATCCGTGCCGGCGTTGATATAGGTGCCGGCCGTGATAAACTTGAGGGCGGTAATGCCGCCCTTGGAGTAAATGCCTTCCACCTGCGCGGTGCCAGCATACAGGGCATCCGTTCTCAGCTTTTCCGCTGTGATGATCGATGCGATTGTTTCACCGTTCAGATAGATTTTATCGGCATTCAGCTGCACTTCGCTGCCCGCGTTATTGATTGCCAGAACGATGCTTCCAGCGGTGACCTCGCCATCCTGGCCCACGGCGGTGACGATCTGGCTGATTTTCCCGGCCTCGATGCGCAGGTTGCCGGAGATGGTGCCCTCCTCGGCGGTGGCCCGGCGGACTTCGGCTTCGATGGCCTCGGTGTTGACGGTGATGCCGGAATAGAGGGATTGGAAGCCCTGCATCAGGGAATAGATCTTCACGCCGCCCTGGGCGTCCATATCGATGCCGGATTCGTACAGCTCGGTGATGCCGGTGCCGTCCAGGGCCAGCTGCTGATCGGACACCACCATGCTCCAATGGGTGACTTCCTTGGCCTTGGCCGCGGAGCGGGAAATGGAGCGGGCGGCCGCCGCGTTGGCGGCGGAGGCCTTTTGCAGGCTGGCAATGCTGGATGAAAACTTGGGCAGCTGGGTGGAAAGGCTGACGGTGATATGGGTGGGATCGGAAAGCGCCTGGGGATAGGAAACGGCAACCACCCGTTGGGAAAACGCCTGCTGATACTGGGGCAGGGACACCAGGCACAAATGCGCCAGGCGGAATTCATCCCATGTGTCGCCGGTCAGGCGGAAAAGCTCATCCCCATCGATCTGGATCTGCACGGTGGGGCCCGCGTGATCCCGAAGGAAGCGCTGGGCCCAGGCGTCCGCCTGGGAAAAGCTGCCGCCGGAAATATTATCGTGGGTATCGATATCGGCGGTGCGCTGGATCACGCCCCAGAGGGCCTGGGCTTCGGCGTTATCGTATTTCCGGATCACGGTATCGGTGGACGTTGCGGAGCCGCTCTCCGTGGTGCTCACGGTTTCCACGTTCACGGATAGGATCAGCTGGGTGCACAGATCATTATCGTTCAGGGTGCGGGAAATGGTGCGCACGTTGCGGGATAAACGGAATTCGCTGTCCGGCTGGGCGGGCTTTTGCAGGAAATTTACTTTCCATGGAAACGTGGATTGATCATAAGAAAAATAATAATCGTCGTGATCCTCTTCCAGCTTGGCCAGCAGATCGCTCAGGCGATCATAATTGATGGAATAGTTCACCTGGCCGGTATCATCGCACTGGCCCAGCGTCCAGGGGGCCTGGCCGTTTACGCGGGTGGTCTGGGCGGATAGGAGCCTGGATAAAAACTGGGCGGCGGTGCCCGAAAAATCCCCCTGGAATTCCAGATGGCTGTCCGCCAGGGAATCAATGCCATGGCGAAGCACGATGCTTTGTTGGCGCACATAATCCTGGCTGGGCACGGATACCCGGAAAATGCCCACGCTGCCATTTTGATTGAAGATCTCGATCCAGGAATGCAAGGGCGGCTCGGGCTCATTGGCCGTCAGCGTCAGGGTGGCCTGGGATACGCCGGGGGAATTGAGCGTAATGGCCACGTTTTCCACATCGATCACGCTTCGCACATGCAGCTGATCATCCAGCAGCCGCGGCCTGCGAACATCTCCGCTCATAGGTACAGCCCCCTCGTATTGACGTAAAAATTCACGTCCGTATTGGCGGAAAAGGAAATCTCATTGTCCTGCCTGGGATAGACAAACAGGTCGTCGGCGCTGTCCCGGGTGCGGGCGTCCTGGCTGGATACGCCGTCCAGGGTGATGCGCTGCCGCATCTGATCATCATAGGAAAGGATCAGGCTTTTTCCCGCGTCCAAAGAGAAATCCGCAAAGGTGATGGATTGCCCGTTCACGGCCACGGAAAGCTCCGTGAGCGCTTCGCTGTGGGGTGTGACGGAAAAGGACAGGGGTATGCGGGGCACGGTGCCCTCCGGAATCAGGCGCACGGTGCCCTGGCTGCCTGTGGAGCCCGCGGTTTTCAGGGCTGTGCTTTCCCAGAAAGGGCATTCGATGGCCGCGCACTCGATGGCGTATACCTGGTTATAATCCCGCACATCCCCCAGGGCCGCCCGCTGGATCACATGCATCTGCAGCTGGCGGAAAGGGCGGTAATTCACCGTGAGCAGCCCATCCTGGGCCCAGGCGTTCACGGCTTCCAGGGCCTGGGCCCTGGCCCTTAAATCAAAGATATTCCGCAGGGCGAATTCCAGCCGCACGGTGAGCCGGGTGCGCCGGACGCCGATAAGCCTTTCGCCGGGGCCCACGGGGCGCTCCGCGGTTTCCAGGTTCATTTCCGGGGCGTTCTCCATGGGTTTTCGCAGGATCACCAGATTGGACGCCGAAAAGATCGATTTACCGTTGATCCAGGCTTCCACATTTCTGGCCATAAAAATTCACCCCCTCTGCTCCTGAATGATGGCCCCGATGGCCTCGTTCACGGCGGGGGCCACCATATAGCCAACGGTTTTCTTGTCCATCATGATCACCGCGTTGATGTTCTGGGCCGCCTGGGCCCCGGACCCGGGGCCAAACACGGCGGATGCCGGGTCCCGGCCGGGGGAATACGGGGCAGGGGCGGGGGAAACGGGCGCGCGGAACGCCGCCCCCGCCATCCGGGCCACGGATTGCTGCACCCGGGCCAGGCTGCCTTCTACGCCCTGGGCAAAGCCCTCGCCCGTGAACGCGCCCAGCCTGGCAAAGACCCGGCTGGGGGAATGGATATCCAGGGCCTGGCGCAGGGTTTCTTCCGCGGCCTGGGCCACGGCCTGGGCCGCCGCCACCACATCGCCCTCCCGGGCCAGGATGCCGTTTGCCAGGCCCACGGAGGCATTTTCGCCGATGATTTCAAAGACCCGGCTGGGGGATTGGATATCCAGGGTGCTTTCCGTGGAATCGGCGGTGGCGTTGGCCAGGGCGGAAGCGGCGTTTGCCGCGTCGGCGGTGCCATCCTCAAGGCCCTGGGCAAAGCCCGCGGCGGTATTCTTGCCCGCGGCCATTGCGCGGTCATAGGCCCCTTCCAGATCCTTGAGCAGCGTTTCCAGCACCTGCTGGGCATCCGTAAACTGGGTGGCGCTGCCCGCGCCGAAGCCGGATTCCTCATCGTAATACTTGCCTAAAAGATCCCGGCTTTCCTGGGAAAGGCTATCCAGCAGATCCTGGCTGTCCACGATCTTATCGATCATGCCATAGAGCGCTTCCATGCTTTCGATGGAAACGCCTTCGTCCAGGGTATCCTGCACGGCCAGGATATCATCCAGGGCATCGGAGATGGCTCCGGCCAGGTCGTCGGTGGCCTGGCGGGTTTTGGGATCGGTGACGGACTGGGCGGCCTCTTCCATGACCCGATACAGCAGTTCATCTTCCTGCATGCCGCTGAGGCCCTCTTTTTGCTGGCGCTCCAGCATTATCTGGCTTTTGCCGGAAAGATACTTTTCGGGCGTATTCTGGGCCGTTTCCTTCAGCGCCTGGTTCACTTCCCGCACATCCGCCAGCACGCCCTGGCCGAAGATATCATAATGCTCTTTGCTCACGCCCAGGGCAGTGACGGCGGCGTTCACGGTGGCCACCGCCGCTTCCGCGTCCTTGCCGATGGCTTCGGCTGCGTCCACGGCGGATTTGCGCACGGCTTCCAGGGTGGCGGTGGTTTCTTCCCGCAAATGCTTTTCCGCCATCACCACGGGGACGATGGCGGCAGCGGCCACGCCTGCTGCGGGCAGCGCGCCAAAGAGCAGGGCGTCCGCTCCGGCGCTCATGCCTGCCGCAGCGGCGGCAGTTTTCCCGGCACTGGCAGCGGCGGCGCTGGCGGCCGCTTCGCCACCCTTGGAGCCAAACACGGCGGTGAGCTTGCTGATGGGCAGCGCCTGGAGCAGCTGCAGCACCATGAGCAATTCCTTTGAGATGGTGAGCCCGCCCCAGGCGGCGGCCAGGGCCACCGCCACGCCCGTGACCACATCGCCGTTCTTACTGATCCAGTCCAGGCCCTTGTTCAGGCTTTCGATTGCGCCGGAAGCGCCGTTCACGATGGCTTCAAAGGTGCCCTTGCCATTATCCTCGCCCAGGAAGCTATTGATCACGCCGGAAAGCGCATCATTCAGCCTGCCCAGGGCCTCCTGGCCTTCCTGGGATTGCAGGAAGGAATTCAGCGCCGTGACGGCGGTGTTCAGGGCGGTGGAAACCTCGGTGAAGGTAGGCGCAAGGGCGGCCAGGCTTTCAAACTTCACCTTCTGGATGGAGCTGTTCAGCTTGCCCTGGGCATCGTTCAATTCGCCTAGCTTGGAAACGGATTCGGCGGAAATAACGGCGGTTTCCATGCCTTCCTGGGCCATATCTTTATAGGCCTTGCTGCCCGCCTCGATGAGGGGGTTCAAATCCTTCCAGCCCTGGCCCAGCACCTGCTGCGCCAGAATGCTGCGCCTTGTGGGATCCTCGATGCGGCCCAGGGCGTCCACCACATCCCAGAACACGGCGGTGGCGTCCCGCACCTTGCCGCCGGTTTCCCGGGTGCGCACGCCCAGCTGATTAAAGGTTTTTGCCAGCTCTTTGTTTTCAGAGCCCAGATCCTTTTCCAGCCTGGTGATGCTCGATGTGATTTTTGAAACATCGGTATCAATAAACTGGGAGGCGTACTGCCAGGATTGATAGGTTTCCACATCCAGCCCGGCATTGGCTGCCGCGGTGGCCAGATCATCCGCCCATTTGCCCGCGTCCGTTTCCAGGTTCCAGAATTCCTTCCCCACCCGGGCCGCGGTTTTCAGCACGGTTTCGATGCGGCTTTTGATGTTGTCAATGGCGGTGATGGTGTTCTGGAAATCGATTTTTTTCCCCACCCGCTCCAGCTCATCGCCGAATTCCCGGGCCTCGGTTTCGCCATCGTTCAGCTTGGTTTTGCTTTCTCCCAGCTCTCCATTGGTTTTATCCAGCTGGGTGCGCATCTGGGTGAGGCGGGTTTTGGCGGTGTTCAGGCGGGTGTTCCACTGCTGCATGGATTTGTCGGCAGGATCCACGCCCTTGGCCTTCAGCTTATCCACGGCGGCCTGGGCGGCGGCGACGGCCTTTTCCTGCTCCTGGATCTGATCCTTCAGGATGCGGGTGGTGTCCGTCATGTACTGCTCGGCGTCGCCGGTGGCCTCAAACTGGGCCTGGGCCAGCTTTTGTTCGCTGGTCAAAACCTTCACGGCGTCGGCGGAATCCTTCATGGCGCGCCGGAATTCTGATTCGCCTTCCAGGCGGAACCTGGTTTTGATATCGCGGTTAGCCATGCTTTCTTGCCTCCTCAGTCGTAACAGGTTTCTCTTTTCCGGGTAATGCCGTGCTGCTGATCATCATACACACGGCGGTAAATATACAGATCCTCGATCATGCCGGGAAAGCTGCGCAGGCATTGGCCGTAGGGCAGCCCGGCGATGAGGCCGTAGGAAAGGATCAGCCGGAAGGTCAAATGCCCGTCTGATCGTTTTTTTTAATCTCATCCAGCACTACATCCACCTCCTGATCCTCATCCTGCTCGGCTTCCATGGTGAGCCCGTCGGCCAGGGCTTCCATGACGGCCACCTGGATGGGGGCCATTTTCTTGGGCGAAGGGGAGAGGTGAGCGCCCAGCCAGGCGCGGTCAATATCCAGGACGCGGCCGGAAAGCAATTCCCCCTGGCGGGCCAGGGCCAGAATGATATCCTGGATGCCGGACGCGGATTTTACGTATTGCTCCAGTTTATCAAGGCGGAATTCGGGCAGGGCGCTTTCCAGCTCCTCCATAGCGCCCAGGGTAAATGCCAGGGAAAATTCCCGCTTGCCGATCTTGATTTTTTTAAGCTCCATTGGTTTCACCCCTTATTGCGTTTCGGGGAGAGGAAAGGCTTCTTCCCTCTCCCCGGTGATCCTTACGGATTTTCGGTGGTATTCGCCTGGGTTTCGGTGGTATTCGCCTGGGTTTCGGTGATATTCGCCTGGGCTTTCAGCCAGGCAAGCGCCGCCTCATAGGTGGACGCGTTGAACTTCCGGCGGTAGCCGTGCTTATTGCTGCCCACGTCGGTGAGCATGCAGTTGCCGGTGACGGTGGGGGTTTGCCAGGTGATGGATTCCGCCTTGGTCTGGGCGTTTTCGCTGGTGGGGCCGAACACGCCGCGGAAAATCCAGATGGCCTGGTAGCTGGTCACGCCCCGGAGGCGGCGAACCCGGATATAGCCCACGCCCATCTCGGGGCTGGATTCGCCGGTTTCCAGGTACTGGCCTTCGGTTTCGCCGTCCTGCTCCAGCAGGCCCATGTATTCCAGCACTTCTTCGGACAGATCATCCACGCCCAGCTCCAGGCTCATGGAGGCGATGGAATTATCGTCCTCGGCGATGCCGTCGTCGGCATAGAGGGGATTATTGTTGCGGTTAATGGTCAGGTTGCCGGTGATGGCGCGGCCGATGATCATGCCCGCCTGATAGGTGGGCGCGCTGCCGGGCGCGTAGGTGTTTACCTTGGCCACCGTGGGATTCAGCATGCCAATAAAGGCCATGGTTGTGCTCCTTTCCAAATTTCCACCGGGTGGAAATTTGCTTTATTTGATGATTTCTGAGTGTTTTCCGTTTCGGGCATAACCGCCGGCGTCCGCCGCCACGGCGGGCACGCGGCCGGATTCCAGCCACTCATTCCAGATGCGCTCCAGCTCGTCCTGAATGCCTTCCTCCGCGTAGCTTTCCGCCTCGTCCACGAAATAGGTGGCCTCGATCCGGTCGGAGCCGTAATGGAGGATATAGGCTTTTTCCGCGTTGCGGGTGCCGGACGCGTCCTTGTTCTGGGGATAGATATCGATGCCAAGGGAATCGCCGAAATTGGTGGGCGTCTGGGCATAGCCAATGGATTCCACCATGGCAGCCGTATCGATGAGGCCGTGCTCGGTGATGGCGCGCTGCCAGCCGGCCTTCACCACCGCGGCGGCGGCCATGGTCATGGCCTGGGCCACGGGGCCGGTTTGCTGGCCCATGCGCTCCATATCATCCAGCAGTTCCTGGATGCCGTCGGTTTCAAAGCGCGCCATCAGAATCCCTCGCAATCGAAGATATGGTGGACATAGCCGGATTCCCGGTCATAGTCCACCAGATAGGAGAAGGCCACCCGGGGATCGGCGTCCAGGGCGCGGAAGAACGCCCGGGCGATGGGATCATCCTCCAATCTGGAATACCGGTGCACGGTGAAGCCCCAGGCTTCCTCATGGCGGTCGTCCGCCAGGTAAGGAAGCAGGCGCGATTCCTCCCAATAGGAGTAATTTTCCGTGCGGGATTCGCTGCGGTGGTGGCTGATCTGCGGATCCACGGTGATCACCAGGCGGCGGATATCCTCTAAGGTCATGGCGAAATCTCCTTGAGCGTCAGATCGGTAATGGGGGTGGGGCCGTCCTTGTCCAAGTCATGAACGAAGCGCTCCACGGAATAGCGGGGAGCATCCTTGGGTATTTCTTCTTCGGATGCAAGCTCCAGCAGCACCACCACATCGTTTTCCTTGATATCCTCGTTCTGATGGATGCGGATGCGCTTATCGGCGCGCAGCTCCTTTCGCCCCTGGGTGGGCCAGACGGGAGAAGATTCCACGAACAGCACCCCATACCAGGACGAAAAAAACGGAACCAGCTTTTCCACCGGCATGCGGCCCGGGGGGCTCACATCCTGGGAATGGAAAACGGTGCAGATCCCTTTGTCCAGGATCACGCCGATCCGCCCCCTTCCTGAAGCCAGCGCTCCCGCCTGCGCAGCTGCAGCCATTCGGGCCGGGGGCCGGGCTGATCCCTGCACTGGTACTGCCATACGGCTTCATCCACCACCAGAAGCAGATCCTGGGTGGAATCATTGAGATGGATGCCGATGGCGGCATATTCCTCCGCAACGGCATGGAGCCGGGCGGAAAAATAATCGTCCAGGGTGGTATCCGTTTTTAAGCGGTTCAGGCGGGTTTTCATCAGGAGCAGCGCCGTGTCAAAATCAAAGGCCATTGTCCTCACCTTTTTCCGCTTTTTCCGTTTTTTCTTCCAGCAGCCCCTGGCCTGCCAGCTGGGCCGCCCGCTTCCCGGCGGGCTTATCGCCCGGCCGGGGATAGGGCTGGCCCGCGTGATAGATCACGGTGGGCTGCGCGGGATCGATAAAGGTCACGCGCGCGATATACATGGAGGGCCTCCTTAGTTGGCGGTGTCAGCGGGGAAAGCCATGGTGGCGTTGGGCGTTGCGCCATTCAGGCCGATGGCCACAAAGGCTTCGGCGATGGCGGGCGCGCCGTCATACCGGGCGGTGCCCTTCATGACGGTCTGATCCTGCAGGAAGCGGACGTGTTCGCTGGTGGCGAATTTATTACCGGCGCGCTCGGCCAGGGTGTACAGATCGAAATAGCCGCCCACGATCACGTTATTGGGCATGAAGGACAGCACCTCGATGATGCCGCCCACCACGGGCATCACATCGGAAACGCCGGAAACGATGCGGCCGTTGGCATCGGTGGCCACGGTGGCAGCCATCAGGGCGGTATAGGTGGTTTCGTTCATGACCCACACTTTTTCACCCCGGGAATACTTGCCCTTGGCAGCGCCGGACGCGGTGACGATGGCGCTGATCAGCGCGGCCCCGGTGGTGCCGGCGGCGATGGAAATGATATTGGTGGTATGCAGATCGGCCCAGGGGCGGGCGGTGGCAGGATAGCCGGAGGGCGCTTCGGTCTGCGCCAGGCGGGAAACGATGCCCTGGGGCATTTTCTGGGTGGTGCTGGCATTGCGGCCATAAAGGATGGCCTTATCCAGCGCCATGCCCAGGGCCTGGCCCAGCGCGGTGAGCAATTCGCCCGCCAGATCGATATCGGAATCTTCCAGGTTGGCGTTGCACACGGCGAAATAGCCGCCCACCTTATAGCAGCCCATTTCCAGATCATAGAAGGCAAGGTTCAGTTCGTTGAGGGAGGCGCAGCAGTCCGTCCAGATGCCTTCGGGAATGGTGCCCATGATGGGCAGCACGGCGTCGCCGGAAACGGGCACGACGCGCACATGCTTGTACAGCTTGGAATACTGTTCGATATTTTCACGCAGCAGGTTCAGCATCACCTGGGGGATCAGCACGCCCACGTTGGTGAGGGCGCGCTTTTCCTTGATGGCGGTGCGCACCTCGCCCAGATAGGCCTGGACGGAATTATCGGCGATAAAGGCGGTGCGCTCCTGGATGCTCATGCGGGCCAGGGTTTTATTGCGGGTGGTCATGGGTTTCTTGCTCCTTTCTTCATCCGCCTGGGGCGCTGCCGCGGGCGGGGTGGTGTCCTGCTGGGCCTCCGTTTCTTCCAGCTCGGCTTCCAGATCCTTGATGATCTTGTCAAGCTCGGAAGCGGATTCTTCCAGCTTTTCTTTTTCCTCGATGAGGGCGTCCACGGATTCCTGGACGGCGGCCTGCTCTTCTTCGTTGCTCACCTCATCGATGGAAAGGGTGAGCTCCTGCTCGCGCTTTTCCATGTCCTGCTGCTTCAAGCGCAGGGCCTCGCGCTCTTTCTTTTTCAGGTCGATCCTCTTCCGTAGCATCAATGCTTTAAGCGCCATGGTTTTTGAGTTCTCCTTTCATTTTTTCTTTCCAGGCGGCCAGCTTGCGGGCGCGGTAATCATCCCGCTCTGCCGTCCGGGCGGCGATATTGGTTTCCTCGTAAGCCGGGAAGGTGCACACGCTGACCTCGTAGAGCTTGGCCTCCGTGATCGTCCAATGGATGGAGCCGTCCGCCCGGGTTTCGGTTTCCTGGCGGATGATTTCAAAGCCAATGGAGCACTGGGTCACATCCCGGCGCTGCACGCGGTGCCAGGTGTTCATGGCGTCCGAATCGTTCGGATTGATTTGGACAGACCCATAAAGACCCGTGGCATCATCCCGCAGCGTGAGCGTATCGGCGATGGTGCGGCCCAAGACCATGGTGGTGTCGTGGTTGGTGAGGCAGCGGATATCCCCTTCCAGGGATTGCGAAAAGGCTCCGGGAGCGATGGATTCGCTCATGCCGGGGCCGATTTCGTAAACGGAGTTATACACGGCAAAATACCCTTCGATGATGGGATTGCCGTCCTCGGCGTCACGGGTCTGAAACGTGGTGGGCACGGCCCGGAGCTGGCGCAGGTTCTGCATGTTCGTTTCCTCCTTTGATGGGGCAGCGGTCGGCGGACGGGGAAAGCGCCCACCAGCCCTTGCACGCCCTGAAATACTGATGCCCGCAAAGATCCTGGCAGGCGGAACAGAAAATGGTCATATCCGCCCGGTACCGGGCGAAGGGGCAGGAAAGCGTCAGCTTCATGCGCCCACCAGCTTTTTCTGCTGGCCGCTCATATCGGCGGGAATATAGTTTTCCAGCACCTTGTATTCCTTGAGTCCGGCGGGGGCCATATGCATCCGGTCGCGCCATTCATCGCCGTTGACATAGCCGCGGTCGGAGCCTGCCAGCAAAATATCGCTCATGGATTTGAGATCGTAATCCATCAGGCTCCAGAAATTGAGCGCCAAATACCACTTGGGGCTGGTGATCAGCACCCGGCTCATTTCCTGCTGGATATTCAGGGCGATGGCGCGAACCGTGGTCTGAATGAAATTGTTCCATTCGTCACGGTTGAACGAGCCCACGCCCAGCAGGAAAGCGGGCACGCCCAGCACCGCGGCCACGGTGCGTTTATCCAGCTCCACGGTATCCTTGATGGCCAGATCGCTCAGGGACAGCGGCCTGATCTGCTCCACGGAAAAAGCCTCGCTGGGAATGATCCAGGGCGCGCCGGGGGTGGATGGGTTGATATAGGTATCCAGCAGCTTCTGCCGGCCTTCGGGGCTGGAAAATTCGTCCGTGAGCCCGTCCACCTTCACCACCAGGCTGGGCTTCCATTCGCTGGCCATAAAGGCGTTCTCGGTTTTCTGGGCCTGCTTTAAATTATTGGCGATATCCCGCAGCACCACTGTTACCCCGCGGCCCATCCAGGGATACAGGGGATCCGGGTTATAGGTAAAATGCATCAGGTCGTTGGGGCTGCGGGCCGCGCCGTCAATGAGCACCTGATAATCCCGGTAGCTGCCGCCCACGGGCAGGAAGGAAACCCGGGCCGCGGAAATGGGCTCCAGGCTTTCCAGATAGCCGTCATGGGTGTGGGGAACCACCACGGAATTGCCCCGGCCGTAGAGCAGCAGGTTCATGACAATGGCGGTCATCCACTGCATGCGGGTCATATTCCGGTTGGGAGCGATATCGATGCGGTAGCTCAATTCGTTCACGATGCGGATATCGCCGGAATCGGTGTTGCTCATCAGATAGATGGTCATGGAGCCGATCAGCTCGGCGATGCGCAGGCAGCCGGTGATGATCTCCGGGCAATCGCTCAGGCGGGTATAGCCAGGGCAGCAGATATCGCCGTCCTTGAGCCAGATGCCGATGCTGGACTGCTTGGCGGGCTGGGAGGCGGACGTGTTCCGCGTCTGCCGTTTGCGCTTTTTCATTCGTCGTCACCTCCGTTTTCTTCACCGAACCAGGAGCTGGCCCGGTTGCTCTTTTCCAGGCATTCCAGCATCCGGACGCAGGCGAACACGTCCGCGTCGAACACGTCGATCCTTCGGGTGGGCATGATCTTTTCGTACTGGATCATGTCGTCGGTCTTTTCGATGGCGTGCACGTTGGAAACGCAGTATTCATAGGGCTCCGCGCCCAGGTAATAGAGCTTGTCGTTCTTGGCCTTGTTCTCGATATGGCGGAAGCCCTCGGATTTTTTATAAAAATACTGGGGCTGATCCACGATCTTGAACCCGGCCTGCTTCATGCCGATGTAATACTCCCGGCAGAATTTCCGGTCGTGGCCCACCTGGGCAATGCGGAAGCCCAGGGCCTTCATGCTCTTGAACCAATTGACCACGCTCATATGGTCATTGGTGGGGGCGTTGCACATGGTGAGCCAGCCGTCGTCCTGCCAGCCGAAGAGGGGAATCTCGTCCTCGTCCGCCTTGGCGGATGCCGCCGTGATGGGAAACCAGCAATGGGGGATCACGATGTCGATGTCGCGATAGCAGCCGTGCAGCGCCGCGGCGGTCAGGTCGTGCAGCTTGGACAAGTCCGCGCCGCCATACCACTTGACCGGCAGCGTGGCCAGCTTCCGGATTTTCTTTTCCAGGGGCCACACCGGATCAATGCCCAGGGCAATTTCCGACCGGGTGTTGGAGCGCCGGAATTCGTCCAGGTTGAAATAGCTGCGCATGGAGGAAACGAACACGTTCAGCGACCGGGAAAGAAAGTCTTTTCTGCCCTGGGGATCGTTCTGGGCCTGGATGGATTCATTCAGGATATCCTGGGGCCGGATGGTGACGCCGTAGGACGGATTGGCCTTTTCGTGCTGGATGGGATTGGTGTAATCCACGTCGCCCTTTTCGTCCTTATCGGCGGAGCAAAGGAAAATGAAATACTGATCATCCTTCGCGATGCCCCGCAGCACCTTCCGGCAATACTCCACGCGCTGGGCGCAGAAGCCCGTCCCATCGTCGCCGGCGGTGGTGATGGCCCCGGTGAAGCGGTTGGTGTAGGCCTTGCCCGCCTCCTTGAACCGGTTGTATTTCCGGGGGCCCTTGAAGGCGTGGATCTCATCCAGAAGGCAGATGTTGGCGTTAAAGGAATCCTTGTTCTTTTCATCGCCGGACAGGGCGGACAGATAAATGGAGCCGCCGCCGATATGGTCGTTGCTGATGGAATGCTCGATGTTGTTGTCGATGATCCGCCAGCCCGCCTTGGCAGCTGCCCGCCGATCCGCGAACATGGATTCGGTGACGTTAAAGAGCCAGGCGTCGAACGTCTCCCGGGCCTGCTTGAGTGTTTCCGCGGCCACGTAAACCTTGGAGCCGGAAAGCCGGTTCAGCAGCGCCATGGAAAAGGCGAAGGAGGCCATGAAGGAGGTCTTGCCATTTTTCCGGGGGATAAAAATAAGGCATTCCTTGACAACGCGTTCCTGAGTGCCGCGATGATAAAACAAGAGAATGCCATAAACGCAGAATTTTTCCCAAGGCTCCAGCAGCAGGGGCGTGTTCCTCAGCGGCGTCCCGTCCAGGCGCTCGCCCTGGCGGTGGCGCATGGTGGATTCGATCATGCCGATCACAAAGTCGGCGTCATGGGTGCGAACGTCGAAATCAGGCCGCTTCAGAAACTGCAAAAACCGGATGCAGGCCAGGATCCTGTCCGCCCCGGCGATGATCTCGCCGCAGGCGACCCGGACGGCGTAGTCCATGACCTGGGCGGAATATTTCCCATTGGGCCAATGATCTGCCAGGACGGTGCCGTCCGGCATGACAATGGCCCGCTGATCCACCGCGGAACGGCGGCAGAGGATCCGGCGCTCTTCCTCGGTGAGCGGAGCGCCGGCGGGGGAGACGGAAACGTTTTCTTTCACCCGGCTCCCCACCGTTCAAGGGCCCTGGACAGCGGATCGGAAGGCGCTTCTTTTTTGTCGAATATTTCAGGATTGATTTTCCGCACGCTTTCGGGCGTCAGCCCCAGGGCCTTTTCATAAGCCAGCGCCTGGCTGTTCAGGTTGTCCAGCTCCACAATGTGCGGATCAATGATCTCCTGTTCCCCCGTCTTGGTTTCAATGATGGTGGTGAATTGATATTCGCCCGCTTCAAACGCTTTCTGCAGGAGCTCGATGCGGACGTAAATGTCGGCCAGGCGGACGCGGGTCTGCGTGAATTCCGCCCGGTAAACGCCCAGGCCCTTTTCGGCGGTTCTGATTTTGTCCTGGTATTGCGCGGCGTTCATTTGCATCGCCTCCTTGGCGGGCCGTGCTGGTGTTGTTCGCTAAATTAAGAATTTTATTCCGGGGAGAGAAAAAGC